GATTCTTTATTCAAAATCGACCGCCTCTCGTAATCTTCGTGACTGTTGAATAGGGATTCTCGCAGAACATGCTTAACTGTGTCAGACTGTCAACCGCATCGTCATGCTCATTCTTGCCAATGGTTACAAACATGCAGACCTCATCCATAGCGCGGTTGTAATCTGCCGACCGTTCATATCGGGTAATGCCGAGTTTGCTGTCAATAGCTTTCTGTTCAGAAGTAGCTTTCCGAACGTCTAAGAAGATGAATTTTCGTTTAACATCTCCGGCATACGCATTGATCTTTGACATCTTCTCCATCGTGTTAGGTGCTTTCCGCGCAGTACATGAACACTTGTAGTTGTACTTCTGCAATTCCTCGTCAACGTACTGGCAGTACAAATCACCGCCTGTGTTCGCCTCAAAGCGGATATTCCGTATCTCATTTCCCATGATGCGACCTACGACTATCGGAAGTGTCTGCTCTTTTGCGCCCGTGGAAAATACCCAATCGAAAATGTATACGTCCCCGTTCTCGTACTCTCTGCCAATCGGCATTGACAGCGAATCACCGCCACCGAACGCTACGTCAACGACCGCTACGATACGTGAATCTCCATCGGGTAAAATTCCGTTGAAGTACCGCAATTCGTCTGTCGGGAAAAGAAGTCCCTCTCGCACAAAGGGAGCTTGCTGATATTTAGCCATCCACTCAGGAGCATCCAGTCTCTCACGCATATCCCTATAATACTTTGTGGAAAAACCGAAATACTCATACTTAAAGTTGGATTCATCCGTAATCGGGTCAAGTGCCGGAATGCGTCTGAAACGATACCCAGGTTTGCCCTCATTCTTCTTGCGCAACCTCTCAAGAGGGTCTAACACGTTCCAGAGAGTACCGACCATGAACTGTCTCGCGCCGTCATTCATACGGTCGAGCATCTTGTTCTCGTATTCCTGAAAGGTTTTCTCCATACGGACGGGGGAAAGGGAATGCTCTCTGTCTCGAACCAAATCGTCTACTGCCAAGTAACCATCAGGGCTAACATCAACCGATCCTGTCCAAGTCCCATCAATACCACGAAACGTCAGTGTGGCAAAGCGACTTCTCTTGCCGAGTGTGATTGTGTAATCTTCCGCAGACTTGTCAACAACCATCGGCAAACCGGGATTCATGCGAGAATAAATTTCTGAAAATGTATATTCAGCACTCTCGATAAAGTCAACGCATTCCTTGTAGAACCCTTTTGCCAGTGTTCCGGAGTGACAACCCATCGCGCTATGGCTTGTCGGACGCTTGCAAGCAATCCATACCAGGAAGAGCAAATCAAGAGTCGATTTTCCCGTCCTACTAGGTTGGGACACCCCCAAGAACTCAATCAGCCTGTCCTCTAAGTCCTGAAAGTCCTGTACCGTAATTTTTAGAGTGCATCGGCGCGGTTCATAAAACCGCTTCTCATACGGGCGGTTCTTCTCCATGTAAAGAATAAAACTCAGGAACGAATACGGAGTCTCCCAAAGCAAATACCGCTCATAGAACTGACCGTAAATCGCCTCATAGGTCTCAATATTCTTGTACATGGCCTTGTCTTTGAAATGGTCTGACATATCGAGCCACCATGCACGATGTTCAAGTGTATCGTCTACTTCTCCGGCTTGTTCTGCCTGATACATGAGACCGAGCATATCTTCCAGGGCTTCAACGTCTACGCCCTTTACATCGACATACTCTTTAATTGATAGAGCCGCTTGCTGACGTTCTGAAAGTTGTGACATAAAAAAGAGCAACCCCCTTTTTTGTGAAATAAAAAAAGAAAGTCGCTCTTGACTTGTTCATCTTGCTCACACTACGAGCAAGACCGTAAATTTCAGTTCTTGATCCGTTTCAAAACTTCAATGACCTTGAGTGTGTCGCCTGTGGTCTTACGCAGTTCCACGTCACGACCTTTAGCCAGTGTTGATGCAATCAGGTGCTTGTTCTTCTCAAGTTCATGTTCGAGTTTCTGTTCTGTAAAATTCAAATCCGTTATATCTCCATTCTCTGACAGCACCGCATGGCGACTCGACATATCAGAGATTACTAAAGTTTCAATGTTCATCGCTGCATGTTCTTCGGTGACAAGTAACCGTCTCGTCTCAAGACTTCTGCGTTGCGATAGCCTTTAGGTTTCTGAGTGATAATCCTAATCGCTTTCTCGTTTAATTCAGAGATTGTCGCGGTAATCGTTACTCCGTCTGTGCAAACCATATGCCTAAGTCTATTATGATTTTCGCTCATTTCTTAACCTCTGAAAAATCAAGTTGTCGCGGATTACGCTTATCGGGCTTAATGTTATGCTTCTGTAACTGCACTAACAATCCGGCAGTATAATCAATCAACTCGCTGTGAGACATACTTGCCAGAGCATTTCTGTAAGTTTGATATGGACTGTACTTCGGCATTTTAAAATCCTCTGTTGGAAATTGGAATGGCGAGACTCGAACTCGCACCAACTGTTTTATAAACTTGTCGTTCTTCCACTTAAACTACATTCCGTTCACCGCCCGATATGTTGCGCAGACACACCGAGGCCGGTATAGCAGACTTGCGATTGCCACTACCGCAAGAAAGCTCAGAATAGCATTGAGTGACGTGGCATGTATCACACGGCTATTCTGTAACAGGAGTCAACGAGTTGAACGTTTTTCTCTGACACAAATTCTTAAAGAAGGTCTGATAAAGAAGAATTTGTTGTGCCAGCGTGTTACATTACACCATACTCCCATGACGGATGAAAAATGTGTACCGCACACCGTTCTGATAAAACCGTCAGACGCAGAGACGGGATTTGAACCCGTGATTTCAGGGAATGAGCCTGATGTGTTAGACCGAACTGCACTACTCTGCATGTTTGCGGTGACTTGTACGGCGCACCGCAGAGCCGTCAAGCGGAAGGAGACGCTTGAAAGACATTTGAAGAAGAACTTGAAGAATTTAAACTCGAAACTACGAGTTACAGAGCCTATCGGGACATTTGAAGTCCCTTTGATCAGAGCCATTCGCCCTAATAGGCTGAACAAAGAGGTAAAACACATCATGGTTTTATGAAAAGGAGAAAAAACCAGAGTGAAAACGCCAGCGCGAATCGAACGCGCTCAGAGTTCCAAAGACGTTCTGTTAAATAAAATCAACCCGTCAAGCCAAACATACGTGAAAGTCAGTCAAGGGGGAATGCCTTTCTTTAGATTTTTATTTAAAACCAAAGTCTGCTCAACGGGTTGAAATCCAGGTCAAACACAGCCTGTTGAACCAATACCACCTCTTGACGGATTGCCGAGGAATGAAACTTTCTCAATCTCGAACTCAGGCTGAATTTTCTGAATGCGGAACTGGCAGATACGCTCATTCCGTGGAATAAAAGTCTTGTCTTTCAGGCAGATAGCCGGAAACCGCCAAATATCATCATCGCCCTTGTAGGCATTGTCAATCAGTCCAACACTGTTCGCACACATGATGCCGTATTTCTTGAACATCGAACTGCGCGGAATAACAATAGCCTCATAGCCATTAGGAAGTTCAATGCTCACTCCGAGAGAAAGAAGTTTGTATTCTCCGAAGTGCATGATTGTCGCTTCTGCGCATCTGAGGTCAATCCACTCGCCTACGTGCGCTGCCTTAATCTCGTCAATGTCTGTGTGATATTTAACTCTCAGCTTCAGCCCCATTCTCGTATTCCTCTTCGATCGTCTCAAGCAGTTCTGATAATTCAGAAAGGGTATTTAACCGTCTGTCAGTCAGCCGCCAGTCCTCTTGTCTTGCGGTATCCAAATACCGCTTCGCTTTCTGTAAATCCTCAAAACCGTTTTTATATTTCCACCGCCACATGTACTTGAAAGCGTTACACAGGCAAAACCAGAAAACAGCTTTCCAACCAAATGCAACTCTCATTACGTCAATGCACTCTAACGAACAATTGTCAGCGTAGTGTGACGGATGTATTACGTTATCACTCAATGTCAAAAATCCTCTTCGCTATATCCTCTGCAATCTCACGGTCTGTGCGGAATGCTCCATCGTGTTTCACGGCATCTTTGTAGCCGGATTCAATACTCGCGATGAAAGCATCTCTGAAATACAAATCAGTCTTGAATGTATCTCTGACAATAGCACATGCTTTGGCGAACTCTTTTACGTCAGACAAAATCGACTACCCCTTTTTTGTTTTTTTAAAAAATTTTAAAATCGCTTTTAGCTGAGAGCAAAGCAATCAATGTTGCGGAGATTATACATACCTACCCACTGTTCGCCGTGAATCAGAATCAGCATCCCATCGAAAATCTTGTGACTTGTAAAACGCTTCTGCGGAATGTAAATATTCTCACCATTTCTGAGAAACAAATTCATGCCCTTACGAACCTTGTGAGGCTTGAAACGATGTTCGATTTTGCCGACTGTAATTCTGTCAACAATAGCCATGTTATATCCGGCAATATTGCGACACTTTTTGTTGACTAAAAAGAACCCGTCCTGATACTCGTAATCATCATAAAGTTTCTGCGGAATTACATCGCGCTTGCCGTCCTTAAAACGAATCGTAATTTTCTGTGAACGCTTATCTTTAGCCATTCGCTGACCTCTCGATTTTCTGCACCCAATCCTTAACGCTGAGCGCCGTATCTGACGCTATCGTAAATGCCCTGTCGTTGCACATGATCTCACCGGAATGTTCTGTAATGTGAACTCCGACCGTATTGCCCCGAAGCGCCAATTCTGTATAAATATCAATTACAAATTTCTGAAAATCAATCATAGAAAATAAATCGCAAGAAAAACTATAGCCTTCTAAGTATGAGCATTAGAAGTATAACTACCAACACCAAAGGATGTTCTTCTAATAACCAGAATATGAAGTAGATGAATAGTGCTATTAAGATGCCTATAAAGACCTGTTCTAACATAAAGTGTAAGTATTAATGTTTAAGGGTAAGTAGTTATAAATAAATAAATTATAATTAAATATAAAGCACTATACCGTAGGTTAGAGTAAGTAATAGGCGTTTTTGTAATTTCGGGAACTTGAGGGGTTCCGCCCGCGCCGGACGCTTGTTCAAATAACCCCCAGTACGTCAACCTGGTTTTTGTGCGCTTTTGCGGATTCAAGCAAGTACGGAAAACCGTATTTTATACGCGATCCGAAAACAAGCTAATCATGCTTGAATTGCTCGAATTGTTTGTGCTTCGCAATCAATTCGTTTCATCTTTTCGCTAAACAAAAGTTTGTCGAATAGTTGAACTTGCGCCGATGCCGAAACACCGCATAAATACAAGGTTTTTCACGTGCCGCTATTGACCGGAATTGACACACAATTTAAACGTGCTTTTTTCTACCCAGAAGCGAACTATTGTATAGTCAATTTGCGGTATTTTCACATGCTTTTTAGGTGTTTTCTTCTTGCCCTGAATCTGCCAGTTTTGCATGATAACGTGCCGTTATAGTGTCGGATTCTTCAACGCTTGCAACGTGCTTTACTTCTCGCGTTGTGCCTGGCAAGTTCCACCCCTTTTCATGGTTCAGAACCGCCAAAATTCCTACAGGTTGCTTCTTTCCCGAAATGAGCAAATCACCTAAACTTCTTTCTCTCTCAGAATCTAAAATTTTGTAAATGTCGTTATATTCTGAGTTTAGTCTTGTTCTATTACCCCAATCATATATAACACTTCTGCTAATACCTAACATTGAAGCAAATGAGGTAACATTGATAGCTTTACTATATAAGTCACATAAATATATATAATATTCTAATAATCCATATAATAACTCACTATTATTAATATCTATAACAGAGTTACTTTTATAACGTGTAGTGCTACTATCAGCCTTAAAGACAGTTTTATATATATACTTCAGACATGCATTAAAAACATTTTGTGTTTCGTTCCTTAAGTCGGAAATATTATATTCTACACAAAAATCGTCAATAGCGTTGTCAATTCTGTTTTGATAATACTCTATGGAGTTTGTATCTATGTCGTAAACTTTAGTTTTCACTTCTCAGAATATCCCTTTACAGAATTTGCTTTTTATCTCCTGTATGAATGTTAGATATAATATATCTGCTTCCGGATTCTGAAAAGTAAAATGCCTAAAATTTACGCTAAAACTTAACATCGGTCGTGTTATGCTGCCTACTCAGAAAGCGCCGTATAAGGGCATATAGCACGATATAAGACGCTTTTACAAGTCCTGTCTATCACTCTCTATCTGCCAGAGTTTCCCCGATGCCGGTTAGATCAGCGACCGCCTTTTAAAGTCTGCGCCTGTACTGGACATAAAAAGCATGGACCTAGCTTTGCATTTGCTCAGAGTTTTCGCGCCCATCACATAGGCCGGATCGGAGCAAGGACACAAAAAACGCCTTGAAGCGTCAACCTCAAAGCGTTTGCACTATCACTATTCTGTTTTGGAACGATCACGGTCAAGTGTTACCGGAAGTATTTTATTTTTTCTTCGTCTGTAATCTCACACTCGATAAGGTCGCCAGGTTGACATCTTAGCATGATGCAAAGTTTATTCAAAGTGTCCAGTGTAATGCTTTTACCGGATTTAATGTTCTGCAACGTCTGAGAGGGCAACAGATTGTCGCGTTTAATAATTGTGCTTGTATATCCCTTTTCTTTCAGAGCCTCTAATATATCTCTTTTATATCTAATCATAAATATATAACTCCCTTCTATCAATTTTCTGTTTACGGAATCCATAAAGAATCATCTGTTAAGAGTATAACTCTAATTTTGGAAAGTGTAAAGATGTGAGTTTTCGCTATTCTTAGAGATGAAAACCATTGTGCAAAGTG